ATCCAGGTACTTTTGCTGTGAATGTAGCCGTCTGACTATTCGCCTGACTGCTCCAGAACCAGAACTGGTTTTTGACTAATCCTGATGTAGATGTCCATGCTGGCGCATTAATGGATGAACTACCGCTGTAGGGTCCGTATAACCGCAGGGGGGTACCACCTGGTGGAGGGGGAGAAAGAGGGAAGGAATTTACCATACTGATTGTCTGCATAAATGGTATCGTACGATCCGTAGAGTTAAACATCTCCCACTGTATGAGAACAGCACGGAACGAATTTCCAGGCGGGTCCGATTGACCTGGTGTACTGAATTTACTATATAAACTTGCACTTTGTGGAGGCTGCGCACCTATAAATTTATCAAACCAATTGACAATTCGCGTTCCAATAGGTGGAGGAGTTGCAGCATTAATGGCGGTATCTGCCGGTTTATATCCATAGCACCAGACAGCAGAATTATTTTCAGGTTTCTCAGCACTGCACTTTGCGGATGAGGGATTTCCACCAATAGGAATTAAATTGAATGTTGACGAGCCAGTTTGCGCAGCGTAAACAGGACCGGCATCGCCTGTAATAGCACACCGAGGCGCCTGTAATCCACTTGAAAGTGCAGCAGTAACTTGGGGAGATGTAGCTAAAGAGGTGCCAATACGAGTACATAGTGCCTTAGCCGTATCAGATGTATAGGTTGCTAGTGCTCCAGCTCGGCTGACTTCTGTTACTTGGAATACTTCGGGCTGTCCGCCTGTACGACTGGGCTGCTCTTGTGCGACTAATACCTGTACCGTATCCGCCTCTTTTACACCATTAATTTTGAGTGTAAATTCCTGTCCTGGATTACCACCATTGTCTGCGGAAAATGTCCTGCCACTTGCCACATGGGTAACGACAATCTTTGTAATACCAGTATCAAACGGTGTTAGAACGCGTAGAACAACATCAAACGGACGTTCGCGTGGTTGATATACAAATAAATCCTCGCCTGAAAATGGAGCTTGGGCGCAAGGGAGTTGATCTAATGTCAATCCTTCTGCGGTTTTGCCACCGTTGAAACCGCCGCTTTCACCAATCTCTTCGCAACCCAGTTGATTATAGACCTTTTCGCAAGATGGCTGGTCAACTACAAACATTCCGGGAGGGCATTTGCCGAGTGTAGGATAATAATCGGGATACGGGTTTCCAGCACTAGTAGCGGCATCGGCGGCGTCATTACGGTCCTGTAATAGCGATAAGAGACCGCCAATAAATGTACCAGGGCTGCTTCCGTCATATTTGGTACCCTTCTTCATACAAATACCGCAAAGAGCGTTTTCAGGATTTTTTAGTTGGTTACAATTACGTCCCTTGATATTCGCCTGGCACTTGAGCGCTTTAATGTATAAGTCGTTTGCGGGAGGCAACTGGGGATAAACTGCCTGGGGCGCAATGCCTAGATTCGTAGCCGACTCACCTGAAGGAATATCGTCGGGAGTTTGGAGAGCCGTCACAATTTGTTTATTCGCAGTAGATGTTGCGTTATTAAATTCCTGTACATATTGCGACGCCGTAAGATCAGTGCTAATATTTGCAGTCGCTACACCAAAATTGGGAAGCACCGGGTTGAGCGAAGCAGCAAGGGGATTATATGTCTGCATCCCCTTTGTGCCCATGTTTAGACGGTCCGCCTTGTACGATACCATATTTACAGCAAAACCCTCAGGATTATCATTTTTACCCTGAGCAACAGGGATAACAAAGGTAAAAATAAATACTAAGACAAGAAGGACAACAATTACTATTCCTCCAATTTGTCCTCCAATCATTACTCTAATTAATGTTTCTAAATATTTGAATGGATTGGCGCATAACAATCTATTCAATTATTGTTTGAAATACAGGTTACTATGTAGCAATAGACAAGATAAAGATGCCGGAACCACCAGCGCCACCGGATGAACCACCGTTACCGCTATTTGCAGGTGCTGTGTATCCAACTTTGGCATCGGGTGAACCGGCACCATAGGTTCCACCTGCATACGAAATGCCAGGACCTCCTGCCCAGTAATCTAGGGGGACACCGCCAATACCACCACCAGCATTGGATATAGGGCTTCTACTAGGTCCGTTTGTAGAAGCACCTTGCGCGCCGACGGATTGGCAGCCGCCGCCACCACCACCACAGCCACCATTAGTTGCACAGCAGTATTGCCCTGTAGCACCGCCATATGCTCCGCCGATAGCAACAATGGGCGTTATACTGTCCGCGGTAAAGGTTGTATTTCCACCATTCTGTTGTCTGCTACCAGGTCCGCCGGCACCAATTGATACAGCGTATTGTATACCTGGGCTGAGCGATAAAGGCGAATTAATAAATTGTGAGGGAAATGCGGAAATACCTGGCACGTTTGTCTGGAGACCACCAGCACCGCCACCGTTTTTATTACCGGCGCCACCACCACCACCGACTGCAAAGTAATTGATGTCAACCTGGCTAGAGGTTGTGACAACTGCATTACCGGTGATTAAATAGTATGTAGTGCCGTTTACGGTAATCTGGCTGAAGGGTCCTGCGACAGAGATGCTGGGCGGCATTGGGACACTCGGCACACCTATGACCGTGAACGATTTAGCATTTGCATCATCTACTGAACCGGCAAAGGGAGTATTCCATATTTCATTTGGCGCCTTGGACTGGCTGAAATATTTATCAGGGTAATTTGTTGATTGGAAGGATACCATGTTTGAATCATTGTTGAGCGCAGCCACCACTTTCCAAGAGGCATCATTTGCGAACAACGTACTGTTATCTTTGCGATGAGCCCAGACACGCCAACCCGCGTGGCGTAAATACAGCGGTGAGGGGTCAGTTGTCTGGAAGCTAATACAACCTGCTTGTCCGTTGAGCGGCGATGCCAAATAAAATGTAATGTTTGGTGTGTTTTGTCCGCCGCCCAAAAAGGATGTTCCGTTTGAATAAAATACATAGTTTGTCTTTTCGGTAGGATCGCCATTATTGATATAACAGGTGATGCCTGGAGCAACCTTGGCGGGAGGAATGAGTGTACAACCGGCACCAAGTTGGTTCGCCTTCACTTGGTTAATACCGTAGCACTGTTTCATAGCAATCGCCTGTTCCTTTTGGTTCTTACCGTAATTGGCTGTCTTTTGAATACCGTTAAAGAAGTTTTGTACTGCTTGTAAGTTGTCCATATTTGTGAGTTGACCGATAACCATGTCATCGGGTTTTCCGTTCTTCACAGGAGCCATTGTACCAGTGACTTGGCAAGCCTGGAAAGGGTACTGATTACGTCTATCAGGAGTGCTCTCATTGTATCGGAGACCGCTAAAACGATCCGCAATACTTGTGTAAGTAGCAGAGAATATAGTACCGGCAGCCGCTGCCATCGGCGAACGATCGGCATCGGTTTGATTGTTGAGCCATAAGAATTGGAGGCAATCGGGTGTTACATTGCTCATCGGCTTTGCTACGAGACCAATAGAACCATCTGGGTTATCTACAATATCTTCGCAGGGGTTTGTAATCTTGAAACCGAAGAGTAACATTGCGGCAGAATTCATTGCGGCAATACGAGTGTTCATATCCATACTAATAACGTTGCCATCACTATCCTTACCAGTTGTAGCTGTACCATATAGTTCATCAAGATAACCACTAATTGCGGAGAGATCTCCATACGAATTGAGTTGCGAGAGACCGCCGTTGTCTGTAGCAAGTTTACCCTTTGAGGGGTCACCGCCGGCGCCCTCAAAGAGCGAACGTAGGCAGGCAATACTGTAGCTGCCTGGGCTCTGATCATCCTTAAAGCAAGGTGACGTCTGTAACAACTCCATTGTAGCAGGATTTGTAATAAGAGGACCCATAGGTGCATTTGGTATATCATCCTCATAATACGGGTTTTGTAGATATCCAGGAACGCGGGCAGTGAATACAACACTTTGTAGTGAAGGATTTCCACCCCAGAGCCAGAACTGATTTTTCTGCATAGACATACTTTGAGTCCAGGCAGGACCCCTAATCATTGCGCTATTGGCAAAAGGACCTATTAAACGGAGGGGGTTCGGACGATTCGTCATAGGAATAGTATTTATATGGGTTATTGTCGGTTGGAAAGAAACATTACGATTGAGCGAATCCTCCATCTCCCACTGGATAAGAATGGCGCGCTCCGATGTTCCAGGCGGGTTTGTACTATTGGGATCCGTATATTGACTATATTTGCTAGCACCCTGTGGAGGCGATGCCTTATTTTGAAACGATTCAAAGAAGTTATAGATTTTCGTATTGATAGACGGTTGATTATTTACTACAGTCTTAATCGGCTTGAAACCATAGCACCAAGCGCCGTTGGGGGGATTTTGCGAAGGGCAGAAATCGGTGCCGGCGTGAGAGCCGTATCCAACAAATCCTTGGTAACCACTTTGTACGGAATACATAGGCTGCGATCCGTCCGCTGTCATACCACACTGAGGCGCCTGTCCGCCCTGTACATTTGATTTCTGAAGTTGCGCTTTTGTAGCCAGTGTCGTAGCCATACGAGTACATAGATCACGTGCTCCCTGTTGGTCGTATTTCCGCATACCTCCCTGCGAATCCGTTTCATATACATAGAACACTTCTGCCTGTCCCTTAGGGCGGTGGGGCTCTTCTTGTATGACCATAATGTTTACGGGGTCCTGTTCCTTGACACCGCGGAGTGAAAGTGTAAACTCTTGTCCAGGATTGCCACTGTTATCCGTCGTAAATGTACGATTTGTAGGTATGTGTGTTACAACAACCTTGGTAATACCCGTTCCATATGGCGTCATAAAGCGTAAGTTTACATTATAAATTTTATCAGGCGGCTGGTAGACATAGACATTTGCTACAGGTGCCTGTGCACACGATACAGCAGGGATTTCAAGCCCCTCCTTTGTCTTACCACCTTGGAATCCGCCGGAATTTCCAATTTCTGTGCAATTCAATTGATTAACCGCCTTTTGGCAAGAGGCAGAGTCTACGTAGAACATACCAGGCGGGCATTTGCCAAGTGTAGGTTGATGCATTGGTATCTCTCCGCTGGCTTGATCAATAGCATCATTACGATCATGTATGAGTGATAATAGACCACCAATAAATGTATTTGGTCTTTCCCCGTTAAATCGGGTACCACCATCAATACAAATGCCGCAATCGCTATACTTTGGATTGTCTAACATTGAGCAGCTCTCGCGATTTTTAATATCCTTTTCACACTGACGCGCCTTTAGTAATAAATCGTTGGAGGGGGGCAGCGACGCTTTTACACCAAGAGGTGAGGGAGCCATATTTGTGGGAGATTTCACCGAGGGTGCTATATCTGGATTTCCCATGGCTTGTAAAATATTCTTATTTGCCGTTTTTGTTAGTGAATTAAATTGCTGTAAGTATTGGGAGGTTGTCAGTTTTTCATTATTATCAATATCCGCCGGCGCTACAGCAAAGGTCGGTAGTATAGGATTTAGACTCGCACCAAGATTATTGTAGAGTTGTTTGCCACTCTCAACCATATTTTTGCGCTCACTGAGATAACCAGCCATATACGATCTGTAACCAGCAGTAGAGCCGCCACGGTCGGCGAATCCCTCTTCATAACGGCGTTTTACCAGAGGTACAATAAAGGTTGTTATAAACACAACCACTAGAACTAAAATGATTATGGTGCCTGTGTTAAGCATCCCTCTACCAATTACATAAAAATAATATCGGTAGAGTTTGTCGGGAAGAGATTTAGACATTATCGGGACGAATATTGGATGTAGAATCCATATCACGAGTGATAATGCGTAGGACGAAATTCGTCTGGCGGCTCATGTTGATGAGGGCACAGCCGGTCTGGACAGTTGCCGGCGTGTTGAGGATGTAGGTGAGACCGGCAGTAGAGCCGCTGGTCGCATCCTCCTCCTCGGATAAGAATCCGCCAAAATAGGAGGGACCTAGATTGCGCGTTGTGCCACCCGTGGTGGCAGGATTGTCAAAGCGGTTGCGGACAATGATGACGTTACAGTAACCGGCATTGTTACGTCCAAGATTGATGGTGGAATCGCCACCACCTGTGACAGCGATAAAGCCAGTCGCAACCACATAGAGACCAGATTTCTGGTTAATATAGTTCGTAAAGTCTACAGCTCCGCTGGCTGTGAGTGTGCTAGAGGGCGTAACGGTACAGCCTTGTATATTAATATTATCACCTTCGGAAATAGCACTGAATAAGAAGTAGTTCGTGGTTTTGATGAAGATGTAGGGATTCTCGGCATCCGTCGCCGTTGCGCTAGAGTAATTTGTATTATCAGTTGTGGTGCCGGTACCGCCGAAGTTTGTGAGCAAATCGCTGAGTTGAATACGGTTAATGAAGAAGACATCGGGGTCTGGGCTGATGAGCTCCGTATTATGCCGCTCCATACGAATAGATAGTTTATTGAGTGTTGCAAGGGGCGTCGGTGTATATACACGCTGCGTCTTGAGGAACTTGGGAATAAAGCCGGTGTAACCGGTCTTATCGGCAGGGACAGCACCATTTCCAGCGGATCCTGCAGGTAAATAAGACTGGGGAACGTATAAATCGGAGGACCAGGTCGTATCGTACTGGACAATCGCAAACGTATTATCCTCTTCAGGATTTGTAGAGAAGGAGTTGTTATTGAGCTCGGCGATACGTACACCGGCAAAGGGCAGAGAGAAGATATTTACTACACGGCTGGTGTCGTAGGTTGGCGTATCGGCGGTTACACGTACAAGCGCTGTGAGCGACTCAATCGGCACAATTGCCTTCACGAACTCAATACGCTGGATATTACGGAAACGCTGCTGGACAGCACCATTATAGCCGAGAGCCCCAGTGGTATTACCGGTATTGAAAATGACGGAGAAGTTATAGCGGTTTTCACTATTATTGAGGAGCCAGTTACGGTCGGAGCTCGTAATGAAGACGTTGTACTCGGTTTCGCGGTACTTGACGACATCCTCCTGGGGGATGATGTAGTCTTGAGGGCGAGGTGCAAGCTGGGGCGGCGGCGGGTCGGCTTGAGGCGGGGTGGGCTGCGTCGCCGAGGGCGGCGCCTCCTCGCGAATCTCTAGACGGGGCGGCATCACCGACGCCGCTCCATTCTGAGCTGACTCCACCTTCTTGTTCGGAAAGGCAGGAGCAGGAGGCGCAATAGGGATGCCGAGGGCACGTGCCTGGTCTTCACGGCGCTTCGTCTCACGCTGCATCAACAGTACGGGATCTTCCTCTTCGTCCAACTCGGGCTCGGGTGCACGGAAATCGGGGAGACCGACCTGCGGAATAGGAATGGGTGCACGGGATGCCATCATATTCTCGTAACGGGTGCTAGTATCCTGGAACAGGCGAGATACGTCTTCGCCGCGCGGATAGGTACCTACAGAGACCGTAGTAGGGGGCTGTGCCGCCTGCTGCTTGCGCAGCCAGGCGTCCATAGATATTTCCGTTTCACGGATGACTTCGGTCGCAAGGGCATTCTGTGGCTTATCCTGACCTTGAACACGGGCAACCTCTGTCATAAAATGCTGGGTGTACTTTTGGAGTTTCTCGTCCACCTTTTCGGGTAGAGCCGAGAGTCCCATTTTTTTCGCATAGCGTGTGCGTAAAAATCCTACGATTTTGGAGTAGTTCGCCCCGTTTAGAAACAAGTTCTGCTGCGGACCATTCGTGCGTCCGGACATCTTTCTAAACTACCAACATATATCGTAAAATTCCAACAGAACGCTGAAAGATTAGATACAGAATGTTTTTAATGCCTCCTCTAAAGCCCCTTTTCGCGGCGTCTCTTCGGCAAATATAATATCACGAATCTTATTCATTTCGTCATCATTGACCATATTTTTACAAATATCTAGAAACTCTTTGCCTTTGAGCAAGCATATAATCACTAATAAGCAAAATGCGCCACATTCCGATGTTTTTCGCTGATGGCGAATATCATTGTAATAGATATTCTTACAGCCCTGGTCCTTACAACGTTTAAGAAGTCGTACAATTTCCTCTTGAGGTTTGTATCCGTACGAATCGTAATAGTAGGCGGCGCTCTTTTCAAGATCAATAAATGCACATACCCAATGCGAGCCCGGCTCATCGTGAGGATCTAAGTTAAAGATAATGCCAATCTTTGTTTTTCCTTTTTTGGCTAATTCCTTCAAATCAAGATTACATAGTTCATTGACAATACACTTCCCCCAGTTGTTTTCGTCTTTGGCATCAAAATCAATAGGGACGGGACCGATAAAATCAAAATACGGATAGGCGTCTTCGTATTGTTTCATTACATCTTCAATATTATAACTATCTAGCCAATCGGTCGGCTTCTTATCCCATTTTTGGGGCTTTTCGGGTTTGAAAAATCCTTTGAGCGCTTTCTTATCGGTGTCAGATATTCCAGGCATTTTCTTGACGGCGCAAAACTCAGTATCGCATTTGTAGTGCGATTTCATCTTTTCGCGTAATTGATTCCAGAGAGTTAGATTGTTCTGCGACTCTTCGCCGGCAGATTGTTTTCCATTTTTCCGTGTCTTTCGGACACTAATTTTATGCCGGGGATGAGTTTTGTTCCACGCGCGGGTTAAGCGCTGAAGAGCAGTATGTGGTAAACAAGTGTCCCCATCCCGGCGATGTAACGCAGGACTACATTGAAATGTTGACATTGTTGACCGGCTTCTTATAGTATAATTAGAAAAAGATGAACCATTGTAAATGGATACACCGAATCCTTCTTGTAATAAGTCTCAAGCCGCAAGGCAGAGAAAGCAACACGGAGATCCGGTGATTAATGATGTCTACTTTCGCCGATTCTTTGTACCACTTATTGTATCTATTCTGGTATTATGTGGCATTGCAGTTGTTATATCAACTCCACCCGGCACCGGCGTTAAATGGGACGGCTTTGCAATGGCGTTTGGAGATACAGCCAAGGCAGCAGTAAGAGGAGGTGCTCGGAGGCGATAAACTAAATATATAATAGAGTATGTCGTTTAATTTGCCGTATGTAGTCTCGGCATCTATTTGCGCGATGTTAGCCATTGTTGTAGGAGTTACCTACGGCACGCTCTTGCCAAAGGATTCGGCACAAAACACGAAACTTATGGCGATTGTGACCGTATTTAGTTTTGTTGCCTCGCTCGTTGCCTACGCGCTTGCGCTGTATCATTTCAGCCACAATCCTACGCAAATGATTCAGTTTATCCTTGGAATTGTTATGATTGTTATATTGCCATGTACACTTGTGTCGGCAAGTATAGCCACAATTACTATAAGTAATATGCGGGATACGTTGGCGGCGGGCAGTCAGTGAACCCCACCCCGTCTAAACCCATCACTTCATCATAATCAGTAATGATGAAGCGATTGGATATTCCTTTCCTATTTATTGGTCCTACGGGATCCGGTAAAACGAAGGAACTCCGACGTTTGATTGAAGAAGAAAATAAGGGAAAGATTACATATCCGCTAGAAACCAGGACATTTACGGTAGGCGATAGTTATGAAGCCCGAGTGTTTACAAGCCCCTATCATTTTGAAATTGATATTCCGAACCTATCAATGCAAGATAAACAGATTATTGGCGATTTGCTGACGAATTTCTTTTCAAGTGGTGATGTGCTCAATAGCCTACGGTCATCATCGCGTAAACTGATTGTTCTACGACGCGCTCATAGTCTGTCTTTAGCCGCCGCTATTCGTGTCCGTGCCATCATTCAACAGTTTGTTCTACCACCCGAAGCCTCTGGTATGCTCTGGCTCACTGCACGCGAAATAACCGGTCCGCTTGCGCTTCTAGATGACGCGTTTGTACGCTACCGTATGCCGCGAATGAATTATGAGACGTGGCAAACCGCTGTTCCGTCGCTTTTTGCGACTCAACTTGCCTATGAGAAATGCGAAGGGCGTATTGAACGTATAGAGGAAATTCAGAAGTATTTGCCGAATCAGGTCCCAGCCCAGTGGCCGAGGCGTATTCAAGATTTCTACGACGAGATGGTAGCGTCGCTCATTCAAAATGCACGGTCCGGCAGGAAACCCGACCTCAAAGTCGTTCAATGGCTAAGGGCAATTGTGTATCAGGCACTCAGTTTCTGCCAAACGGGTCCTGAGATTATAGATAGTTGTGCCGCCGCCATTCAGCGCCAACATACCCTCTTAGAGCCGCATGTCTTTTGGCTGGCGATGAAGTCGCTGACAACCGCCGAGCCGCATACATCGTATCGTACACCCCTATCACTAGAATCAGCAGTACTCTTTTTGTTTGAAACGGTAAGAACCAATTCAACCTTACTGCCGCTGCAACAAGTGCGCGAGCAAATACAAATACATAAAAAAGACATACCAGTACAAAATGAGCCAGTCGGCACTAGCCCTGCTCCTTCCTCTGCCCCCGCTGAGACCGCAAAGGCAGCCCCAGCCGCTAAGCCCGCAAGAGTTCGCCGAAGCAAAAAAGCAGATATCTAGCGGCTGGGAACAGCAGACTATTTTCTCTTTGTTAGAAAACCCAGCCACTAAGGGATTTAAATATGAGCTTTGGCAGGGAAGTACACTGTTTTTGATTACACCGGTCCTCGGTAAGGCTACGGAAGTTGCACGAACAACCGATGCCATTCTTAAATGGTTAGGCGCCGCACCAGGATTTAATATTTATATATGGTTTCGCAATGATCCGCGTGAAATCAAGGCGAATCAGTGGCCGACGAAAGCCCAGGTGAACGGCGGATGGACTACTGTCGGCACTCCGAATATTGTAATTTATCGTAGCGAGGAATGGGAGCGGGTACTTATTCACGAAATGATTCACGCAATGAAGTGGGACTGGGAAGTTGGACCGACACCGGCACCTTGCTGGAAGATGAATAAGACCGATAAACTCAATCCGCATTTGTTTGAAGCGTGGACGGAGTTGTATGCAGAATGGCTGGCGTGTGCGTGGTATGGAAAATTGTGGGATAAACAACGTAAGTGGCAGGACTTACAGGCAACACAGCTTTTAGCACGGGCAACCCATAAATGGGAGGAAAACACAAGCGTATTTGCGTATTATGTGCTCAAAGCCGCCCTCGCACCCCATTTTGAATTTTTATGGGTTTTTGGACAGGGGAAAACTCCTGAAGAGAAACAGTATGTGATGTGCGGTTTAGTTACACCTGAATTAACCCGCTTACGTAATCTAGCAAAAACCACCGTTCCACAGGATATGAGTATGCGAATGAGTGTACCGGATAAGACATGAAAAAATTGACTCCTCTACTGTCAAACCGCTAATTCAGCATTCCGAAATACGTGTTCTATACTTCCTAGAATTTCCTACTTCTTACTATGGGCATCCGTGGATTAACCGGCTGGATCCGGTGGGCAGCACCGGCTGCCGCCAAAAAAACACCCGATTGGGCTTCCTACAATACTAAGCGTGTCGGCATTGACATTCTTGGTTTCCTTTACAAGGCGAAAGCCAACAAAACACATCCAATTACTTACATTGCGCACCTGATTGCGAAATGTAGGGAATACAATATTATACCTGTGCCGGTCTTTGATGGCAAGCCACCTGATGAGAAGCGTGAGACGATTAAACAGCGAAATGAGGCACGACTAAAGAATGACCAGAAGCGGCAGCAGTTGACGACCGATATGGAGAATGCCGAGATGACGAATGAGCAGCGCAATACTCTGGCGAAGGAGATTGGCAATCTCGCATCGGGGTCGGTCTATGTAACGACCGATGAGCGGGACGAGGTGAAGCGACTCTTGTATGCGGCGGGGGTCCTCTTTCTGAATGCCAATGGCGAAGCGGACAATGTGCTGGCGTATCTGATGCGCCGCGGAGAGCTGGATGCGGTGATGAGCAATGATATGGATCTGTTGGCGCGCGGAGTTCATACGATGCTGGTTCCTGAGCGGATGGGCGTTCCAGGCGATACCACGGGTTGGATTGTCTATGAACTGAACAATATTCTCCATTACGCTGGACTTACTTACCTACAGTTTCTGGAAATGTGTGTTCTGATGGGATCCGATTATACGAATAAGGCGAAGTCGCTGCCGTTCAAGCAATCGTACTTTACCATCAAATACAAGGGCAATCTTCATAAGGCACTTGAGTCTATCCATATTACTGACTTCCTTCCGTACGACAGGGCGATTGATATGCTCAATGGGCGGACTGAGACAGCGGAACTTCTTATGAGCGAGAAGCAGTGGATAAAGTGGTCTGCTTGGAAGAAGGGTGATAAGGACGTAATCAGTAGCGAGACTCCTTACTTGGACGAATTGCGTACAAATCATCTGAAGGATATGGACGCCGATGAGTTCAGTAAACTTTTAGAGATCTGATATCTTGGTGCTGTAAGTCATTGTTGCTGATGTGCGCATTACCATATAAAATGTTCCAATGGTCAAAATAAATAAAATTAAAAAGAGTATTGCTGAAAGCAGTATATATGGAAAAATACGATTAATAATATGTGAAATAATCGGGTCCAGGACCGATTGGATTCGTGCTTGATTTTCGGGAGACTTCAATAATAATAGTACTTTATCGCCTATATGTTCTGCTAAATCACCAGTTGCTTCTGTATACCGGTCTCTCTGTGATCCGTTCGTCATTGAAATGGGGTGCGGAACTATTTTTCAACGTACATCGCAGTTCCAAACAGAACCAATGTTTGGAGTCCCGGAACGTCGCGCTGATGGCAACAGTGTTTATTTCTATGTACCGATGGCGAGCCCTACACGGCTAGGTGTACGTCTACGAATGAATAGTAAACTTACAGTTCTTCCCGAGGCGTCAGTACAACAGAAGTTTGATAAGCTTGAGCAGACTGTTCTTGTTGAGCTGACAAAGACGGAGACGTTGTTTAAGAATAAGCCGTCGTACGATTCGTTACAACGTATTACGCCGCGATGGGGTATAGTATATGATAAAGACGATAAGCCTCACTGGAGCGAGTATACAGAGAAAGAGTTTTTCTTTGATGTGAAGGAGGGCGCATATACCAATTCTATTGTTGATTTGGAGTTAATTGGTATTCTAATTACCCGGTCTACCATTTCACCAAAGTTTGCAGTAAAGTTTGTAGAGCCCGATACCAAGACTGATGTCATTGATTTTGATTGGCAGACTCCGGCTATTCCAGCAAAGGAGATTGAGGAGGTGAACGATCTTGAGGCAGCCACTGACGCGAAGACCCTGACCTTGCGTAGCCCGGCATTAATAGCAAAAGAGAAGGCGGATGCGAAAGAACAAGTTAAGGTCCTCTTCCGGACCGCCGACGAAGCGAGACAAACTGCCTTGAGTGCAATGGCGAACTTTTTTGGAAAATATGAAGTGTCCGACGATGAGTCCCAATTTAGTGATTGGGTGACCGATGACGATGAATCAACAAACAGCGAGGCGTAAAAAAAATACAAACAAGGGAATTAGAGAAAATGTCTGAGCGAACACCACTCCTGGTTGGTCTAGCCGTATTGGTTGCCTTGGGTCTATTTTTTGTATTAGATCCTACACTGGGTGGACTGCTAAAGCGCAAACACCACCGTGAGGGTTTCCAGAGTTCCGGCAATATTGTTAATACCACTGGTCCGTCATCTATGACGGGCACCCCTGCTAATGCTTTCCCTAACCCTGGACCTGTTGACCTCGCCCGTATTATGAATGCGCCCCAGAATGGTTCCCCTCTCGGCATGACGGTAAGCCCCGATACGCCGCCGAACCCTGGAATGAACGACAACAACAATAATAACCTACGCGAGGGTTTCCAGGACACGCCGTCCCCCATGCCGTTCGCCGCTGCTTCGACGCCATCCAACTGTTATCCTAAGAACCAGCTTGCGCCGCAGGAGCTGCTGCCTAACGACCCGAACTCCAAGTGGGCGCAGGTGAACCCCCAGGGCGCGGGTGATATTGCGGGCAAGAACTTCTTGAACGCTGGTGCCCTCATCGGTGTCAACACGGTCGGTCAGTCCCTCCGTAACGCCTCTTGGGATCTCCGCTCGGAGCCGCCGAATCCGCAGGTGAATGTAAGCCCTTGGCTCAACAGCACAATCGAGCCTGATGTTAATCGCCGTGTGCTGGAGATTGCGTAAGTATCCAATCCCTCTCCCCTTTTTGAAACAGTTGAACATAGTTCATCTATTTCAAATTATGTATACAAAGCCGACGTAGGAATGATGATAGGCGGTCCACCCTCGCGCACCATCGCCTGATAGAACGAAATTGCATTTATATAACGACCCTCCCCACCTACCACCATCGGCATAGTCGTAACCGCTACTCCGCCCTTAGGATACCAATTCAAAGCAAGAGCCGCCGACACTTTCTCCGACAGACCGTGTGGCGTCTCCGCATAAACCACCATATACTCCTTCCCCATTGTTAGAAAGCACAGACGGATATATAACAATCTCAATTTTGTACCGCCTAAAGTAAGGATATGAACGAATCTATTCTCCCGTGGGCTTTCCTCGTCGGCATAGTAGGTATAGGCTATGCGGGGCTTGCTATGAAGGATTCTAAGTATCCTGTCGCACTCACAAAATCTACGGTGGATGGTCAAATGTATCTCGTCCGCAATCTTCCCGATAAGCAAGATGCGGCGGATCGTCTTGCCCGTGTACGAGGACGCCTTCTAAAACTCCGTGAATACCTCAAAGCTAAGTATTATGATAAAAAGTTCGTGAAGCAAATGATTGATAACTTTGACTGCTCGGCACAACGGTTTAGCGAATCTACACCCGATGCGCAATATACATCATACTCGGTGAATAAGGGCGAACAGATTTTTATGTGCTTGCGGCAGCGCGATGAGCAGGAACGTCTCGTACAGGAGAATATTATTGTATTTGTTGCGCTACACGAAATGAGTCACGTAGGTACGAGCAGCATTGGACATACGCCGGAATTTTGGAATCACTTTGCGTGGATCTTACAACAGGCGGAAGCGACCGGTGTCTACGAATATACAAATTTCGCAGCACATCCTGTTGAATACTGCGGCGTTCATATTACGGATTCTCCGAAATACAAGGAGACGGTAGACGATGGTCTAAAAAATTAGATTAGACCTAAGAATTCAAAACACAAACCACAGTAGCAATGGACATAATAGAACCGTCCCGGTTGCCCTCATTAGGACCACGGGCACTTACGATACTATCTCATTTAGATGAGAGTCGTATCGTAAAATTGGATGAAACAAAATTTACATCCATTTTTCCATTTGAAACGCTGTTTCAAGTTAAACAGCGTATTTCGGCGGTATTAGGAACAACTCCGCCAAATCAACTCTTTATTGCACTGGAAACGAAGCCGAATCATTTTAAGCCATTGGAGTTCAGTTGGCCGTTTCTACCCGCTGAGGGATTGCTGAATCCTCACGACCGAACCGTTTTGCGACAGCCGGATTCGCGCATCTATGAGGATGATGCAAAGAAGCCGGTATTTCCTACAATCTATAGCGGATTAACAATTGAAAACACACCCCTTTCTCAGCAACCGCCCCAACCAATCCACGTATGGACTTTAGAATCGCTTCTAAATCCTGAGCAACCCCTTTTGGAGCCAGTATTTGAAGGATTTGTAAAACTCTATTTTCCCCAACTTCGTGCAATTCCTACTTCGCTAAGAATGAATGCGGCGGCTATACAGACGCTTACTGAATATCGTAGTTTTGTAGATCAGCGTTTGGACCGCCTAGAAAAGGGGGTTCAATCTACGGCAGTTACAAACGCCGAGCAGCCTGAACTCACAAAACTTTATATTTATAAATCTATTCTACCGAAAGCGCAAAATTACAATTCATCACTCCTAGAGTTGAAATTCTACGAAATGGTGCCGACCCCGTCTAAGCCGTTTTTAAGATTTTTTTCGGCGAAGGATCGTGTACCCTCTATTATCAAGGTAGCAACAGATAAGGATGGAAAACCGTTTATAATGAACGAAAAACTGCTAGACAGTTTGATGGCGGATAAACCGTCTACCGATATGGGGTCAATTATTCTTATTAAACTTCCTATTCCAGATGCGAAAGTATTGGGTATATGTTGGACTATACGTATTTATGAGGACGGCAGCGCCGAGATGTATATTGGCGCCCCCCGTCGCGGCGTTAGCGTATCCGCTTCTATTACACAAAAAGCGAACACTGTTCTTGCCGAAATGTTGAAAGGTACGCCGTGGCAGGGTATTCAACCCGCCGATATTAAGCTCTGCGATCTGACGGCGGAATACGAATTTAATACAAGTCTAGCGGGACGAAAGCCAGGTAAGGTAGAACTCATAAATCGTGTAGATACATTTTCACCACTGTTTTCTATAGATCCGCCGTTGGAGGACGAGACGCCGCAGGCGGCACTCATTTTACGATACAAGGGCGTCAGCAATTATGTACAAACCAGCGATCCAGTTATGAACTATCTCACGCTACTGTATCTTAATCGCGGATCCAAGACGGATGCGGATGTGCCGGCGGGTGCTTACGTGCGAGCACTCGTGAAGGAGTTTGGTATTTCGCCAGAGGAGGCGGCACAGGCGGAAGACGACTGGATACGTCGCCATTCCGAATATGTAGTTACGTATAAGAGTGAAACCGGCAACGAACTACGTATTAAGGATTTAGCCATTCGCGACGCGAAATGTAGTGCTAAAACCCCTCCACAGAGTGAAGAAGATACTACGGTCGCCGCGTATAATGTCGGCTCGGCAATACGTATCTATAATGAGCATCCGAAATATCGTATTTTGATTACAAGCTGCGAGAATCGCCGAGATTTAGAACGTATGCTCACACTAATGACTCTCTTTTTGTCAGAAAGCGCAGATGCTCTCAAAGTAGAAACGACTGAGGCGACAACTGAGGCGGTCGCAGAAACGGAGGCAAATACGGCAAAAGAGACGGCACCAGAGCCACCGGCAGAGCTTGAGCAGGCGTTTGATTACGGATTGATGGATATGTTAGAGGGCGTAGAAGGGACGGGCGAGGAGGAAGAAGAAGAGGAAGAGGAAGAGGAGGAGGAAGAAGCCGCTGAGGAGCAGTTAGCGCCACAACGGGCGGTCGCGGCTCCTAGTGCGCTAGCACCAGATGAAAAGGTGGAAAAGATTACAAAAGAGTGGTATCTGAATAAATTGAAAAGCCGTGATATTGATTTATTTCAGTATACGGATACGAGTGATGCGCGTACAAAGTTATATAGCCGTCAGTGCCAGTCGGCACAGAGTAGACAGCCAAATGTGCTCTCAAAGGAGGCTTACAAACGAGCGAAAGCCTTATATGGCGATAGGGTACGGTGGATAGAAATTCCGTTGGCACCGAGAGAGGAGAAGGCGTATAAATCGGTGGTCGGTACGGCGGTAGATCAGCGTAAGGGTACGCCTACGGAAATTTTAGAGAATGAGAAGATTGTTCTCAGGCTAGGATTTCCTTTGAAGGCGAACAAGAAGGGGCAGAGGAGTATTACCGAGATTGATAAGTCGCCGGTAAAGGCTCATAAGGCGGAGATTGAGCGACTTATGCAAGAGCAGGAATTAATACCGATATGGATTGTAACTCAGACGGGCACCGATGCGAAACATATGAATAATTATATTTGTACGGAATTTTGGTGTGTTCGTGACGACTTGCCGCTTCTTGAAATAGACTACGAGGGAACCTTAGGATATGACGGTAAGGCGAAAGCGCCGAATTCGTGCCCTTTCTGCCGTGGAACAAAGATTGCGAATACACTTGATCCGGCAATAGGAGAGACGGTTTTACAACGTCCTACATCGGCGGACTCGGGCAAAGTCGCAAAGTATGCAGGATTTTTAGGCGGTCTCTTTCACCCTGATAAGTATGCGTTACCGTGCTGTTTTGTAGAGCCGAAACGTCTGACTTTGCCAGACGATGCGAAGCAGAGAGAGATGGTAATAGGAAGAGAGGAGGAGCCTGCCGCCGAGCCGGCACCAGCGCCCGTCCCCCCACCCCAGCCCGTGAAGGATATTGTGAATCGTAGTAAGCCGTTTTCCGCCGCCGCCAAATCTTGGTATATTCCGAATCAAAACGTAATAGGTCGTATTAAGTTGGACTGGTTTGAGTTAGAGAAGGGAGCGATTGCCATCCCGCCAGCGTCGGTAAATAAATTCTTAGGACAGAATCCTGATGATTTTCTGACGAAGAATCGCGGTGTAGGACAGGAGGAGACCAATTCGCATTTACTTCCTTACCGCGAAAATACGACGGCAGCGCAGGCGTTTATACGCTACGGCATCGGTCACTCGCAAAGAGAGCCAGGTAGAAATTTTCTATCTCTGCTAGCGTGGGCGAATTATGCTACAAACGAATTGATTACCCCTGCCGATGCAAACTTTATACAATCAGAGGACCAGATGAAGACGTATTTGGAGGCGAAGTTGAGCGGACCCCAAGAGGCGTTTGCCGCCCGTGCATTTGAACAGGCAAACTACGGAACGCTTGTACACGAATTCGCAACAATGAAGGACACCGAGGCAACAACCGGCGATATTCAAGCGTGGTGTCAAATGATGGATTTGCTGCCCACGGGGGGCGGCGAGATACCGGCGGCGGCAAAGCAGTTCTATTACGCCTGGCGCCAATTTAAGGCGTATGTTGCCGATACGAAAGAGCCGAAGGAACTCAGACTCTGGGAATCATTGTTAGCAATACCAGGATTGTTTACAGAGTTTGGCGTTCTTTTAGTACGTATTAGAGTTCCGAAAAATAAGAATGAGGAGCCAACACTCATATGCCCTCAGTTTGGCATTTCTATATATAATAAGACTCATCGTCCCCCGTTCTTATTCCTTGTAGAAGATGAAGTGACAGGAAATTACGATCCGCTTGTTTTATACGACGGCAAAACCTTGACGGATAAGAAAATGTTCGGTGTGATTCAGTTTGAATCGCCGGCGATGGATATGGTGCCCGCTAAGATAGCAGTACCACTCAAGACATTTATTAATGAATATGTATCGGAGGAGGGTTGTGGACGATCCGTTCCGCCGATTCATCCGTGGCTGCCTGTACGTCAGATGGAGTATCCTCCTCTCAGCATAACCGATTTGAACAGTATTGAATATCCACAGAAACTTATAACACGACAGACCAAACTTCTGCGCGATCGTAGCAATCGGCTTGTTGGAATTCTTCAGATACAAAACGACGGGTCAAAACTCTATATACCGTGTATTGATGACGGACTTATCTTACCGGAGTGCGTAAGTATGTATGGCGAAGAATCACTGCTCCCTTATCCTACGTTGGAGACTGTTGGCGAAGCGTATACAGATATTCTAGATGCGTGTACGAAACGGAAGATTCCTTGCGAGGCAATCCGCCCTAAAGCCCTACGTACAGATGATACGAACGCAAATTATATTGGGATAGATTTACTGTGCGGTATCACAATTCCTATTGCCCCCTTGAGCAAAGATAACCCGCTCTTGAAAGAGCCTACCTATGCGGAGTTAGCGGCTGAGAAGTCGTTGCCTCTTAAGAAGGGTACGGAGCCGTGGGCTTCGGATCTCGCCTTGATGGCTCCCTCTGCGTCTACAAAGTCGCTAGAGACGGCGACGAAGGAGGAAGAGTTGGAGGAGGCGTATCAGCATTTACGAATTACGTTATCAGAATTTTTATTTGCAAATACGGAGCAGGGTCGCAGACTCAAGGGGCAGATTGAGAAATTGCGCCTTGCCCGTCGTCGTTTACCATTGTTTGAACTCCAGCGCCGTCTAGATGCGCTTCTCTATCCGTATGTAAACCAGTGGGTGAAACGGGATGATAATCGTGCACCGTCTAAGCCATCGGTACTACGTCGTGACTGTACGCAGATTACGAAGAAGTCTGATTGTATTGAGGGATGTTCGTGGACGGAGACGAATCCGCCCCTCAGACAGTGCCTCATACATACAACCGCAACGGAGCGGTATAAGTCAGTAGATCCGGTTCATTTGATGTCGGCACGGCTGACGGATGAGCTCTTACGTACATTTGGCAGGGCGATGGAAATCCTTGGTCATACGGTAAGCCGCTTGAAACCGCTACAGGGAAATGAATTCCGTTATGAAGATGGATCGCTACTGTTTTCGGCACTAGGTCGTGGAAGTCAGATGTTATATGATATTTTAGGATATACTAAACGTCAGCCAACAGATTATACAGCGGGATTGACCTATCCTGAAGAGGTAGGGGTTGACGAGTCATCTATTGAATTGCCCGAGGATTGGAAGGATTCGCTCTATCGTATTGTAGTAAGTCCATATTTAGCATTGGATCGCCGCGCATTTCTCAACGAGACGATGCGTATAGCAGGATTTGTAAAGCCGGATCAACCATTTAACGGTACACAGGAGGACTGGATAAAACTTGCAAAAGCGTTGAATGTCAATATTATTAAAACGTATTACGATTCGGCTACAGGTAGAATTCAACCTTCGTCGGATATGATTGTTGGTTCAAAGGCGGAGGTGCCGAATTATATAGTTCTAGACGTGAACGGGGTTCCGTTACAAAATCGGAAAACAACGGGATTTACACTGCGGGAAGATGAATTGCCTAGCAGTATGAAAATGGCACTGGATTAAACTCCAATTGTCAGTATATGAAACATCATTTAATAGAATTAAACGATGTTAAAAATTGTAGATTACTTGAGAGTGCCAAATGCACGTCCATTTAACTTCAGCGGATTAAACCATACATTTTCTAAGAATTGTCCACCGCCGCTGTATACATTTCCTCTTAGTTCTAGATTATCAAACGTTGTATTTTGGTCAAGCCCCTCTTTTAACTTAAATGTCGTAAATGTTATACATACTGCTAGAATGGTTGCAGCGAGAAACGCTCGGGAAGGTGAAAGAGTATGTTTAAACAGTTCAAAGAATCCTCCCAAGAATATGGTAAACAGAATTAAAGTACCTATCGGCTTTTCCATAGCCCCCTAATTTAACTATACACTTAACTCCAAGGATTGCCAGAGTAGGGTTGGTAGTTAAAATTACCATAAGCATTGCCTGACTCAAAGGTTAATGGTGCCATCCATATATTACTTAAAAACTGGTTGCCCATTGGTGAGCCAGTACCGGCATATACATTTCCGCTAATTCTTAACTGGGAGGGGTAGAACGCGTAGTTGAGTCCCTCTTTTAGTTTATAAGTGGCAAACGTAATGCCGAGCGTGATGATTAAGCCGATCATAAACGCCCGCGTCGGTGAAACGTGTGCTTTTAGCAATTCAAAGATACATCCCAAGAGGATGGTAAACAAAACCAAAAGAATTACCGGGCGCATCAGAACCTCTAATTATTAACAATATTTACATTACTAATTTATTGAACCATGCTTAGTTCCAGACATAGTGAATCCGCTGGATGTCATGTTTCCTACATATGGTGGTGCTAGATAGACTGTTCCGCTCAATTGTAAATAGTTTTGGGGTATATTATTAAAGTTTAGCCCTTCTTTGAGTTTATACAGACCAAATAAAACGCATAATGTAATAATGAGAACTATCATAAAAGACCGGAATGGTATCATACGACCCCCTCTAATTATGATTTAGGATACAGTACCTGTTATATGCCCGTCTATCTTAAGATCAGTAAACGTCGTATCAAATGTGATAAACTTCTCTATTTGGTTAAATCCGGAAGATATCTCACGTATAGCATCTACATTTGTGACTAAACAGATACTTGCAACGCCTGTACAAATACCTATAAAGGCAAGTCCGGTACCTTTGATGTTTCCATATAAGGCTTCTACTGCAAAGATGAATCCGCCCATAATAAGAATAACCAGCGAGACTGATACAATCTTATACATTCTCCTTACTATTTATGAATGAAATAGTGGCTCGCTCAGCCTGCGGCTGGCGTAAAATAGTGACTCACTTTGAAAAATTGACGCCTATGAAAACCATCGGTAGATTTGTACGTTCCTACAGATGCCTCCGCGAGCCCCCAAACCAACCTGCTCCGTCTGTTTTGATAAGTTCAATCTGACAATCCGTGCTCCTACGACGTGTCCGCATTGTGGAATTCAGATATGTCGTACCTGCTTCCAAACCTACCTACTCAATGAGGTCACTGATGTGCCTCGGTGCGTCAATACAGAGTGTGACCGCGGCTGGGAGCGTAACTTTCTAGATAGCGAGATGACCTCCACGTTTCGTCTCAAGACGTATAAGGAGCACCGTGAGAAGGTGCTAGCAGACCGCGAGAAGTCCAAGCTACCGGCGACGCAGGCGGATGCGGCGGAAGTCCGTACGGTGCTGGCGATGAAGGCGGCAGCAGATGAGAGATATAACAAAGCCGCTGAAGAGTCGCGTCGTATCGGCAACGAGTTGATGGCGGCAGCACGTGTTCAGAATGCAATTGCTCTTGTTATCTCATCGCATGGTCGTGAGCGTTACGTAGATCCTACGTTGTCTGTAGTCGCACAAGCCGAGGCACAAAAGGCTAAGCCGGCGACTGCTGTGTTTGTGAAGCCGTGCCCTGCCGAGGACTGTAAGGGCTTCCTGTCTACGGCGTGGAAGTGTGGTCTCTGTGATAAGTATACGTGCCCTGACTGCCACGACCTGAAGGGATTTGTACGTGAGGATCCGGCACATCGGTGCGACCCTGATAAGGTGGCGACAGCGGCGCTGCTCAAGGCGGAGGCGAAGTCGTGCCCGAAGTGCGGTGTAAGCATCTGTAAGATTGAGGGCTGTGACCAGATGTTCTGTACGCAGTGCAATACGGGATTCAGTTGGCGGACTGGTAAGTTGGCGGCAGGACCGGTTCACAACCCGCACTACTTTGACTGGCTACGCAGTCAGGGCAGGGACCCAACGGCGAATCCTCTACAGAATGGCTGTGCGGCGGACCGTGATATCATTCGCGCACTGAATGGACCATTATGGCGTACGCCGATTCATTGTTATCTTGCGGAAGCGTGGCGTCTGATGCTGGAAGCAGAGGACGTTGCGCGTGTTGAGAATGCGAATCACGACGAGGACCAGCGTGTGATGCGTGTGAAGTTTATGCTGGGTCAATTGAAGGAGGAGGAATGGCAGTACGCTCTTCAGCGACAGGAGAAGAATGTACGCTTCGCGGTGGCAAAGGCACAGGTGGCACAGGTATTTGCGGGTGGTGCCCGTGAAATCATCTCGCAAATTCTCACAGATGGTTGCGACAAGAAGAAGGTGAAGCAGCAGGTTGAGGACCTGGTGAAGTATTGCAATGCGTGCTATGGTGATATTGAGGGTCAGTTCAATCGTAAGATTAAGCCGATTAACGTGGAGGCACGTATGCGGCAGCCGGTGACAGCGGAGAACGAAACGGCTGAACAGGCAGTTATTCGGCGACAAGCGGCGATTCTTGCTGCTGCCCGCGAAACTGAGCGTGTTGCTAGAGCCGCTGTTGCTCAGCAAGTGTAGAATCGGGCACACCCACAGGTGCAACTATATCCACCGCTTTTCGTGAACAATATCCATTACTGGCACAAAAACTTTTTTTGTCACAGTCGGCGTCGGAGTAGCATGTAACGGCAATATCTAGAGGACTGTACCACGCCCAAGGGTAACTCCAGCCATACCAGCCCCAATTACCACCACCGGCATCACCGCCCCATCCCCGCCAGGTGCCTTGATTAGGACCTCCGTATCCGCCTGGTCCATGCCAACCACCACCGCCGTGATGACCGCCTCCGTGCCCACCCCCTCCGTGACCACCGTGACCACCCCCAAAGAATCCTTCTCTCCTCATCTTTTTATCATCTACACCTATGCTGCCAAAGTTAGGTTCAATATCACCACCAAATCCACCGTTGGCACCGACACCGAAGCCACCGTTAAAGCCGGTACCAAAGCCGCCACCAAATCCCTCGTAGGTTACGTGCTTCAAATGACTTTGATGAAGACCGAACGGCTTACCACGAAGGGTATTACGTAAACGCGCAAATACACCAAAGGTGCCGAGCGCGCATACGACAACAAGTATAAATAAGAGCTTCCACGTCTCCATTCTATTCAGGAGCAGTAAAAGAAAACCTGACCGTTATGGTTCCCCCGTCTGAGGCATTCATAACGCAAGGCGGTGGCAGAACAGCCTCCCCCATGTAATTTACATACATTTCCAAGTAATCAGCGTGTAACTGTGCTATCATATAGTACTGTTCAGCGTGAGTCTCCAAATGTAAGCGGACTGAGCCGTCCAAGTCGGGAACAGAGGATACTACTTTATACCCTTTCCACGACACCCCGTTAAAATCCCAAACTAAGTACAACTTTTTGTACGACATTAATTTAGGATACGAAAAAATTATTATTGCCAAAACACGCCCTAGTCGTCTACAATGAGGCAGCCGTTATCGGGCTCTGGCGCCTCCTCAACCTCAGTAACAATCTCTGTCTCTTTGACTAGATCCAGCACTACAGGTACTGGTGCATTCATCTGCTCTAAACGATGTAACCACATCGCCTCCACCTCCGCATCCATCAGATTGAGTTTCACAATCTTAAACGACTTATTGTTCGGATGTAGAATCACCAAAGCCAATTCATTGACTACCAGACCGTAGAACTTCTCCAACAGACGCCGATAGTTATTGAGCTGTAGGGAGTAATGCCAGTAGTTGCAGTCATCTAGATGAGCAAGCGGTCCGAGTCCCTTCTGGTACTTGTTTTCCGTCTTAATCTCCTTAGAGCGTTTCCAGTCGTAAATGGCGTACGTGCCGTCGGGCTTTGCGTACACCATATCAATAGAGCCGGCAAGGCGGATTTCGTCGTTGAAGACGAGCCATTCGGTGCGAAACGGTACAAACCCCTTCTCTAGACGCCACTTCTTCTCGTAGCGCATAAAGTAGTCCCATTCGGTACTAGGGTTCGCCGTCCACGCATCGCCGGCAAGATTGCCAATCGGCGACGCATTATAATAATGTTCAATATCCAGATGCATACGCGTACCTGCCCCGCTTGCTTCGGCACCAGAGGATGCCCATAGATCCTTGATGCCCTGGGGCGTTAGCCCTTTGTACTTTTCGTAGGACGCGCCACCAGGCTTCCAATTTGGGCTACGCATCATTTTGCGAATTACATCATCGGCGTCAAAGTGACCGAAGAAACTATGGACAAAACCGGTACAGGAGATATCATAACGCGACCCATCAATCGTGTATTTATGGGTCGCCTCATCAAAGGTAATGCGCTCATCGCGCGGATGTTTGTTTACTACTGCAAGCCGTTGCCAGGCAAGGGCACCAGTGCTAATTGATTGGGGCATCTTAACTCTTTTATGCCGACAATCAAATTAAAGACCGAAGTCTCAATTTTTGCGTCCGCCGTATAACATAGTATAAAAGGCGAAAATACCAAACAAAACTACAATAATAATAAAACAGCAGTAAGCAAGCCACTTACGATTTTCGGCGACGGGCGGGATTGGCGCGGCAGTATGTACACTTACTAATCTAATTGTTAGAGGCTCAGGTCTTACAGTTACTACTGTGTCAGCAGGTGGTGCGGAGGGTAAAGGCGTATAGGCTACAGGGTCCTGAAGGACTAAGGAGTCCTGAAGGACTAAGGGGTCCATATTACCTATTTGATGCTACGATAATTTAAATTGGACAAATGCAGCCCTTTGACGATTCTGTTGATCAATTGAACACTGTTCTTCAAAATCAATTTTGTCTTCATTAATAGGATTTTCGTTATTATAAATCATTAATACTTTATCAATATTCTGTATACGTGCTGAACCAGCCATTTCAGCAATAGGTAAATTAAATACTTGATCGGCTGCAAACATTCCTTGTTTTCCATTAAACATATTTATATCTCTTGGCAACTTGAACCATAGAAAGGCTTTTGCTGTAAAAAGATGACTAAAGACCCATCTACATTCACGAAATCCGCGTCCGTTTTTTTCAGATTCATAATGTTCGGTTTTTAAAGGCGTTGTAAAATAGTCAAGATTACCGTTTGAACAACGATACGAGCCGTATGTTACCCAGCACTTTGTAGTCTGGTAACACTCTACTACTGTTTGTAAAGAATAGGGGGATGCAAGCCAATCATCGCCATCAAGAACGCAGATGATATCTTCAGGTTCACAATTTGCAGCATCTAGACATTTAAATAGATTTACTCCCTTACCAAGATGCTCTGTATTTCTTATTATAACTAAACGTTCAGGTTCCTTTTTTGACCAGTCACTTAGGAGATCTATAATATAGGGTTCAAATGTTGCATCATCAACTAGTACTGCCTGAAAAGGAATAGATACAGTTTGACTAAAAATGCTTGTCAAACATTTTTGTAAGTATTGAATTGAGTTATAGTGTGTAATAAAAAGATGAATCTTCATCTATTTATTATATTGACGAATCTAATGTTTAATACGTCAGTCCGACCAACTTCATGAGTATGCGACCAAGCAAGTTAGAGCCGCTTACGGTTCCATCTTTCGCAATAGCACCGGTCATCTCATTGTCAGCAGTAGCGGTATAGGCAACCAAGCGCACCTTCTCCGCTTTGACGGCATCCAGAATCTTGCGGAACACAGCATCCTCATCGTAGCGCTGCTTGAGATATACTTCCAACGAACCTTCCACACCGGCAAGATAGTCATCAGGTACAAAGGTTGCGCCGGTCTTCTTGATAATTGCGGGCTTCTGTGCATCGCGCATCCGCACACCGAGTTCATCGCTGAGAACGGTAAGTGCTTCGGTGCTGGGATCGGCACCGAGCGCCCGCTTCTCCTCCAGATACTTTTGGTACATATTGCCGGTCATACTGAAGAGTTGGGCACCAAGCTCAGGCTTATTAGTGCCGAGTTCGTACTTGAGGGCACCGATAACCGCCTCAAGATTGGGATAGACAACTGCAGGATTCTTAGTATCCTTGAACATAAAGGGTGCAAAGGTGCTGATAGTGCGGCGCCAGCCCTTCTCCTTAATCTTGAGGTCGTCCTTTGCTGCGGACTTGTAATAGAAAGGGTATGCAGGACCGGTTGCAAGAGTTAGCGCAGGTGCTGCCTCCTCTGCCTCCTCTGCCTCCTCTGCCTCCTCTGCCTCCTCTGCCTCCTCCGCCTCAGGCGACTCCTCCGCCTCAGGTGACTCCTCGGCTTCGGCAACAGGCTCTGCGGGTGCCTCCATACGTGGTACTGCTGCTAGACGTTGTTCAAAAGCCGCAACTACATCTGGTGATACATAGGGCTCCTCCTGAGCAACTACCACCTCTTCTGCAGGTATATCTGCTACGGGCACGCCGGTTGCCGCTCCAATAACGGGCGTTGGGGGCAGAGAGAGTGCGGAGGCAGTAGACCGACGACGGAAGATAAACCAACGATTGAGGAAACTGAAAGTACGAATCACCGTACTCATTGCGTAATTACGACCGCTCGCCGTCGCCATATCGTGTGAAACAGAGAAGAGATTGGTAGAAGCGATCATACCCATTGCCGCAAGCTCGGCAGAGTTGAGGAGTTCCATTCCAATTTCACCCATACGGCGTACAAAGTACTGGAACGATACAAGATACTCGCGGTATGTCTCGCCGATGCTGATGAAGCTTACATCAATGGACTTGCCGAGAGATTCGTCGGTCGCCGGAAGTACAGACATGTCGGCGTCGTACTTTTTAGTAATGCTCCAGATATCTGAGGCGCCCTCGTTTCCGCGCTTCACTCCATCCATAGGCAGGTCCTGAAGCAGCGATACCACCTTATCGCCGTCAAAGCAGCAGCCAACGAAGAATCCACCGACCTTCACCGTCTCAGCAAGATTGCGTAGGAATCCGTCCAGCGTCGCACGGTCCTTGAAGAAGTAGTGGAGCGAGAACATGAGGGAGGCGACGTCAAAGCCGGCAGCCGCCATTCCTCGCATCTCTTGGACATACGCTGGAGCAGTAGGATCCGACTCACCCCATAGAGTGCGTAGCATAGAGCGGTCTAACGGCGTCTGACCGGCGGAGCCATCCGCATAGCGAGTAGAGGAATCCGCCTGGACGAAAAGCATACGCGGAACACCGGTGCCGTTCTTGGACTTCATTAGATAATTGAGGTACCGACGGTAGGCGCCATTCTTATTATCGGTAAGACCGGTGAGAGCGACGTCGCAGCCGAGCACCCAGCCCACACGAGCGTTCATCCACTTATGGATATCACCGGCTTGACCGACCGACATATCAATCACTGAAGCGCCGGCAGTCAGCACCTTAGAGAGAAGCAGCTCATCCTTGATATAGCGATTGTGGAACTCGGCGAGACCACGGATTTTGTTTAGATCCCGCTGCGGCGCCTTCCGCTGGTAATACGCCAGATTCGTTGTTAAGGGTGCTAACACACCAATAACCGCCTCTTCAGTAATTGCACCACGACGAATCATGTATTCGGTTACAGGGTCGTTAATAGAGAGCCAGTTGTCGTTGGCGACCTTTTCGCTGTTAAGAGTTCCGCCGACGATGCCACGACTGAAATCTTCCGTCTTATCCCAACGGATACGAAGGGGTACCCAACGCCAACCTGCTGGTGCATCGGGTTTATAGACCATCTCTACAATCGTACGATTCGTAATGGCGTCTTTTGTCTCCTCGCAATAAATGGTATCGTCAAGGGATTCCAGGCTTTGCGCAGCGGGTGCAGCGCCGGCGGCGTCGGTAGCACCGGCGTTAATGGCAACATAGCAGACAGATGCCATAGGGTCTGATGGAAACGGCGTGAATTCTACTGGTTTATACACACTACGCGACCCCTCTTGGAACGAGGAGGGATACGGCTTCTTATTGAGGATTGTATCACGGGGGTCTACTAGAGCGGGATCCACCGACGAGCCGACAAAGAGCCGCAGTGTTTTATAACGAACAATTTGATTCGTATCTTCACGTAGTTTAGTATTAATCGCATCTACCATAGTAATCTTACCATCGCTATCCTTCTCTTTTTCGGTAATAACTAGGAAATCAATGGAATTTTGAGACGCGGGCTTCCACTTCAATTGTGCGTCCCAGATATTAATGTTCTTCACAAGCGGGGAGGAATTGGGTGTGAAGATAAGACCGTCGGTGTGATAGGGTGCATCACGTGCAAGGCGGTCCAACACAGAGGCAGCCTCCTTAAAGATGCCTACAGGGTCTGTAGGATCTACGGGCGTCTGAAATGTCTTCATATGAATGGAGAGGCTGTTCTGCTTTGGAATATTGCTAATCGTATATTCGGAGTTACTGAGCGCAGCCACCGTTTCACGCATAGCCGCTTCACGGCTGACAGCAACCTCAGTACCGCGGACAATAAACGGGCGGGCGGAGACATCCTCACCGCGCCGACCGTTGAAGATATCAAAGGCGTAGTAGCGGCTCATTGGCGCATCGGACGCATCTCGTGTCACCCATTCGCCGTCTAGAACCGCACCCGCCCATTCGGCGATCAACGTATCATCCACGCGACGGTCCGTACCGTAGACGTTGAGAGATCGGTCAACAAGATAAATACGTCCGTTCTTCGTTACAACGAGCAGGCAACGCAACCCATCCGCCTTATCGGTAACATTATAATCCTCAATACGAATGTTCGCAGTATCAGGCTCTTTCTCAAGTCCCATATGATACTTATGTAGAGTTACTGGCTGAGAGCCAGGGAAAGAGCCTTTCTTCGCGCCGGTCTGTCCCTCCATCTGTCCTAGAACCTGCTGGCGTACAGACTCGCGTGTGAGGATATACGACTTCTGTAGCCCGCGTAGAACCGAGACGATGCCGAAGATGAGCGCCTTCTTATTGGCTCCAGAAAGCGCCTCTACTTCCAGCTCGTAGTGCGTAGGCTGCTTGACAATACCGGCGTTTGTGAAGGTGGTCGCTTGGATATAGTTGCCACGCGTATCCTTGCGATTCTCACGTACAAAGCTGGCGTCAAACTGGAGACCCTTCCAGTGTAGAGAGGTGAAACTGAAGCGCTGCATATAGCGGAATGACTTGGGCAGCGATGCCCAGCGGGTGACCGCATCAACAACACGGGGGTCATCTTTTGACAGTGGAATTTCGCGACGGAGTTTGACACGGACGCCGTATTCAGGTAGATCAATTTCACTCGGTCCGTGGGCAACCGCCTGCTTCTTATCCTTGAGAATACAGAAGAACGGTTTGCCCTTGAGCGTATTATCACGGCAGTACGCTTGTACAGTACCTTCGCCAACAAGAGTGAACCGTAAACCACCGGCAACCATAATATTCAGTTTAGGTGGTTGTGGGTCCTCCTGTAGTCCCATACTACGTAAATGCTTAATAACATTCAAGAACGAGGTATAATCTAGTTCTTTATTATCAGGGCGCTTAAATGTTGCTTCAATCTCGGTTTCTGTAGCGTTTTCCCACGCTGTCCATAGCGTGTCCAAGGCTTGGGATTCGACAGATTTGAGCTCTAAGGACATACTTCTATTAAGTCTGAGACTTTTTGCTTAAAGCCATCAACTTTTATCTCCGCCCCTGGCTAGACCG